GGGAGTCGGGTCTGGCTTAGCGAAAGGACTTCACGTGCTTGAACATAACAGAAAGATGATCGATTCCCATCTTCCTACCAAAAGTAGATCGAGGTGGTTCTTCGGTTCTCTCTTCTGTTGTATCCTCGCATATGTTGTCGCCATCCTTTGGATCCTTGGATCCTTTGATGGTGTTTTCGCTCGGCCAGTTCGGCATTGCCGGACTTTTCCTTGTGTCAACGTAAGTTACACAAGCTGCAAACCCGTCTGTAAGACGGGTAAGCAGTCGACGATGGTTAAATTCCAAAGTCGGGATGCAGGAGGCTTTTATGGCCTTTCCTAACGGTTATCACACTACGTTTCGCACAGTAAAAGAATCCCATTCGGGAAGCGATTACTTTGGCGGTCCGTATTATAGTGAATCCTCTAAGGTTATTCCTGACTTGAATTCTTTCAAATCAGGTCCCGAACGAGGCGGCTCATCTAAGTATCCACTTGATAAGCTGTATTATACCGGCAGTGATGCGCTTGTCGGCTGTGAACCAGCCGTCATAAGGGTGGTCGAAACTCGTCCATTTTCGGATTTCACTCACGTGATCTACGATGCTGGTGAGAATCTTCCTCCATCTTCTCCAGACATCTTCACCGGTGGTGATGATGTTATAAGTAAATCTTATACTGGAGCGCTCAATGCCCTTCGCCAAGGTCGTACCCAAATGGGTTCTGACATGGCCGAAGGTAGGCAAACGGTCGAAATGGTCGCTGGTGCTGCCTCATCCTTGGCTCAAAGCCTTCTCGCCGCCAGGCGAGGTAACTTTGGGTCTATTCCAGGTATTCTGGGGATGAGTCCTAGAGATGTTCTCTCTGGGAAGTCTTTTGCCAATCGCTGGCTTGAGTACCAATATGGATGGAAGCCCCTAATGGGGACCATTCATGATGGTATTCAGCAAATCCAGCGTGGCTTTAGAGCTAAGGAATTCACATTCCGTAGTTCTTCGACTGCCACCGATTCAGCTGCGAAGTCTTATCGCGAAGGGGCCAATTATGGTACTTTTATGGAGTGCACTAAAATGCAATCCGTCAGTGCCAGAACGACTTATCGTTATAAGGTTACGTCTGCAGTTATCGACAAAATTGATTCTGCAGGTTTGCTGAATCCCGTGAGTATTGCTTGGGAATTAGTTCCCTTTAGCTTCGTCGTCGATTGGTTTGTTCCAGTCGGCAACGTACTCTCGGCGATCACCGCTACGGCGGGTCTCGAGTTCGCTTCTGGCTACACAACTGTTAAGACGGAAAGTACAACTTCCCGTCATAGAGCTGTGAATCCGAAAGACTTTGAAGGTCATTCGGGTAGGACAGAAGTGCTCTCTCCTGGTCTGCATAAAACCAGTACCACGACGTTCCGTAGGATCGTGCACACTTCCTTTCATCTCCCTGAGTTGTATGGAAATGCGCATCCTTGGTCGTCAGCCCACGTTGCTAATGCTATTGCCTTGATTAGGCAGTTGCTTTAGCTTCGTTCCTCTAACCTCGAATATTGTTCCTGCAATTCAGCAGAACATTTCAGAAAGAGCAAACATGCCCCAACTGACTCCCATCGTCATTAATGACGTTCTGGGCGACTCGCACCGCTTTACCCCTGTCAATATTCAGGGCGGCGTTGCGACCCTCGAGGTGAACACCGGTGTTCCCATCGGGAACCCACGGATGACTGTTTCGACGAGCCAGACGGCCCAGGGTAAGCGAAAGCTCACCCTTAAGCTGGCTATGCCCGTTGTTCAGGATGCCGTGGTCGGCGGGGTGACTCGAAAGACTGTTGTTCGGACGGCTTATGCCGACCTGCAGTTCTCTTTCGATCAGAGCTCGGAGAATTCTGAACGGACTCACATCCTCGCTATTTTGGCGTCGCTTCTCAGCACGTCGAATATCGTGAGTGATGCCGCTCAGGATCTCACCGGCTTTTATTAAGCACTTCGGTGTTTAGTAACCCTGGTGGGGAACGTTTAGCGATGATTGGGCTTATAGGCCTTTTCATCGTTGTTATGTTCCTCGCTTTCATATTCTCGTTCGGCACCAGCCGCGAGAATGCCATTATTGGAGTACCAAATGGCCAAGCACCTGCGTTCCACGCAACTATGCGTCAATACGAAGATGCCCGAGGAGTTAACCGAACAGTTCCGAGAGAAGATAATGTCATTAAGGTCGTTCCCGAAGGGGGATTACCTCAAGACTGAAATCTTCTCAAAGTACGTAAGTTCGGACACCGATCCCGCAGAAACGCGGAAACTGCGAGCCATTACCAAATGGTTAGCGGTCGAGCGAGACAATGAAGCTACAAATGACAGATTATTTCTAACCCCCTCGGATTTTCAAATTATGCCGAGGGTGTCATATGATGACTTCATGTCTTTTGCTCGTGATATCGTTGCTGATATCATTGGTGTAACAGCACCCGTCGATGCCCTGATAGGGACATTTTCTGGTGGTGCGTCGACCAGTCGACCACGTACCTGCAGCTTTCCAGCTGGCAAGTACCTCGGAAAAGCGCATGTCACTCCTCGCTGCCTTGACCTCTTCAATGAGATTTCATCGGAGATGCCAGGGTGGCTGGGAGACGGGACCACGATCGATAAGGTCGTTGTTCCAGGCAACGTGATGTTCACTGTTCCCAAGAAAACGGATATAGATCGTGTTGCTTGTAAGGAGCCCGATCTGAACATGTTCATCCAGAAGGGGATAGGATCTTACTTTAGGTCCTGTCTGCGCCGTCATGGCGTCAACTTGAATGATCAGTCGATAAACCGATCATTCGCACGTTCCGGATCCTTAACCGGAGAGTTAGCTACCTTTGATTTATCATCGGCATCTGACTCGGTTACTTCTGAGCTTGTCGCTCAGTTGTTACCCGTGTGTTGGTACACCCTCCTTGACTCTGTGAGGAGTCATGTCACCATCATTGATGGTGAGGAGCATTCCAACCATATGTTCTCGTCAATGGGCAATGGCTTTACGTTTGAGCTTGAGAGCTTGCTCTTTTACTCAATCGTTAGGACCACTTGCTTCTTTTCAGGAACACGTGGAGTCGTTTCCATATATGGTGATGACATTATATGCCCAGTGGGCATCTCTAACATCCTTCCCTATGTATTTGGTTACTTGGGTTTCTCGGTTAATCTCGAGAAGTCCTTTGTATCCGGAGACATAAGGGAAAGTTGTGGAGGTCATTACCAGAATGGTCGCGATATCACCCCTTTCTATGTGAAAGCGCCTATATCGACTCTTGTCGATCTTATCGATGTTGCTAACAAGCTTCGTCGATGGGCGGAGATTGAGGATTATTCTATCCTCGATCCTGAGGTTGAAGGAATTTGGCTTTGGCTGAAGTCCTTCGTGCCTTCACATCTTTGGGGTGGTGGTGATACAACCTTCAAGTACCAACTGACTTCACACGATGTCAGTTCTCATCGCCTGGTTGAAGAAACCAAAAGGCATGATAATGGTGCTGGAGGTTATTACCATTGGCTTAATGCCACATGGGATCGAACCGTTCTGAGAGATGGGGTTACAACCTCATCTCGGACTACAAGTCGGCCTATATATAGGTCCAGATCTGTTCGCCGAAAGGAAGTGCCTCGTTTGCCAGCCATGTTCATACATGAACTTGGTTGACACCGAGTATGTGAAAGTGTGAACTTCACATATCCAATCTAAC